ATTTTCTTTTAATCGGTACAAGCTAAAGTTCACTTCATTAGCATACCATTGAACTGTTGTGTTTTTCATATTGTGTTTTTTTAGTTGTTGCAAATATAAAATAAAATCTATGCGAAAGCATATTTACCAAAATTCTTTTTTAATTCATAAAACGCACGCATCATAATTGCGTCTGCAAAGTCGGGAGATATTCCGTGACGTTTTTTCAAGTCCTCTTTATTTGTCACCCTTAACTTCCCATCACTATCCAACTTTTCTCTGCGTATCATCTCCAGTTCTTTGACAATGGTATCTTTGTGCGTTGATTCAAAAGTTATGAGGTTGTTGGTAATGAGTTCGCCTAACTTAAAATAGCAATCGGATTTAAGATTCATATAGTTGTCACGCACTGATTTTGATCCGTTAAGAAATCCTTTGCATTTAAGGTAGTCAACTGCACCTCCACCAATACCATCTTCATCACAGAGGACATTGGATAGCTTCACACCGTGACTTTTTACCAACTGGTTAATGGTATCTACCACCTCATTGATAGGCTTGTGTTTAAGTACTACAAATGTTTCAGCGTGTAGACCATTCCATACAACTATCACTGTCCTATCGTCACCCATTCGAGCGATGTCAGCAGTAATGAACTTATCAGAGTTGGTATTTGCAGGTGTGCGGAAACATCTTAATAAGTCATCGTACTCGTAAAGTCTATCCTTTGTTTCATCGTAATCCCAATCACCCTCCAAAAGTCTTTTGCGGTCTACTTCAGGCAGTAATAAAAGAGATTCAAGATAGACTGGTGACACGTGCGGGTTGTCAGTTGGTAAGGCTTGTATAAATTCACGGTCTGACCTAATTAACCCACTACGTTTGGCATCAAAGAATTCACGATACAACCATCCTTTGTGAGGGTTGCAGGTTAGTAATCCTTTGGGTTTGTCATTGATTAGCTTGTAACGTACCCTTGATGCCAAGATATTAACGCATTTCTCTGATACCTCCCCTGCCTCGTCTACAAAATAATCAGTTAATTCAATTGAACCAAAACGCTGAAACTCGGGATCTGATGGAGTATCTGCCAAGTCCATTAGAATAGTTTGGCTGCCATTGAACCAAGTTATTACGTGGTCTTGTCCATTGTATGTGTAGTGTTTTCCTGCAATCAAATCGTAATTAGCGCACAACTCAAAGAAGGTCTGCATAGTGGATAGGCGAAGCTTCTTCAATTCAGCACGGCCAATCAATCCCCTTGTACCTGGGTACTTTAATCTTCTTTTTATTTGCCAATCGCAACCGAGAAAACTTTTCCCGCCACCAACACCTCCGCCATATAAGACCTGCTTGATGTCGCTATCAATCGCAAGAGCGTTAAGAGCTGCTATTTGCTTTTCGTGAAATTCAATTTTCATAGAACTTCCTTTGCTTTGTTTTGCAATATATGACTATCCATTATGTCAGCATACACAAGCCTCGAAAGTTCCGCCTGATAATCTTCTTTAATTCGGTCTTTTGATAGCTTATCCAATTTCTTGAATTTGTAATCACTCATTTGATTTGCATCCAATGTCTTTTTGTATGCCATAAATTGCCATCTCTTCCACTCGTCATCAGACCACGTTTCATCCGTGTAAGCACCCAACTCATATAACTTGCGCAACTTCATTGGTGCTAACATCAGAACGTAATCACGTTTGTTTTCTTTCCACAATTGCAAGTCATCAGTAAACATTTGTAGCCAATCAACTAAAGGTTCATCCTCATTCATCAAGGCAATTAAAGTTAGCTTTTGTTTCTTTTTGTCAATTGCAAGATTCATTTTCATTTTGTATTCACTATACTGCTTCAGCACATCAGATAAGAAAGCAACCGACATCAACCCGAAACATTCCACACGTGGCCAATCTTGACCAACTGCGTTAAGTTGGAAGGCAAGTGCTAACTCACCAATTGTAACGTATCTATAATGCCCTTGAATCACTCCATATAGTAAGTTCGTTTCTTCGTCAGATGGCAAAGTCTTGATGCCATATAGCACGATGCCATAGGATAGTGTTTGCTTAAAAATAGATAGTGTGCAATCCCCAAGATTGATTTGTTCCTGAGCCTGCAAATAAGCTTTCTCGTTAGGAGTCAAGCCATTGCTGAAGGCTTGTCCGTTGAATTCGACCAATTGTGTCATTGTGATTATTTTTAGTTATAAATTTCGTTAAGTCCCAAGCTGACCTCATCGCAGCTTTCCAGTCTTTCATTTTATTCTTGCCGTATTTCCATCCGGTATTCGTGTAGTGCGATATAAATACATCAGCGAAATTGAGCGCATCCTCTGAAGTTGCGTTTGGCATCTTTTCAAGGAAGTGGTCTGCGACTTCCTCAAGAGATGGCACAATGAAATGAGAGCCTGCTAATTTTTTCGGGAGCATTGCCTCCAGGTGTGCTATCCTTTCTTCCAAGGATTGTACCTTTGAGATTAAAGTAAGGTTGTCCATATTGTAAAAGTTTTTTAGTTTGACTGCAATTATACCCATATTTCTCCAATGTCTCAAAAAATTGATTCGCATTGAACTGGTATTCCCCATCAGTTCCATATAGTTCGCAGAACTTTCGAGTGCAATGGATAGCGGTTGCGTGGTCTTGATCAAATTGTTGTGCAATCCTTTGCCAAGTTAAATTCCCATCCGCTAAAAAAAGGAATGTGATAAACATACCACGTGCATCAACAATGTTTCTTTTGCGTGACTTTTCGTGGATGTCTTCAGGACTTACACCATACACCTCCTCGCAGCACTGATAAAGAATATCGTTAAGCGTTTTTTGGCTATCGAATTTGTCAACCAACTCATCTAAATTTTCGATTAGTTCGGGGATAAGTTCGGGGTTTAACAATTCACGTAACCGTGCAAATTGACTTTTACTTTGCACTCGCATATTGTCAATTACCTTCAGTAATAAATCATTCATTGCAATAGATTTGAGGTTCGTGTGCGTTTTCATTTTCAGCTACTGCCAACTCAATAAGTTCGCATTTGTCCACGTTGATTAGCTTTGAAAGCTTTTCGATATGGTGTATTGACATCGTTAACGGATAGCTTTCGTATTTCCTACCAGTAGGCCAAGTCACTCCCATCGCCTTAGCGAATTCGTAGGTACTTGGGTAGTGCGTTCTTATCAGTGTTCTAAATTTCATTTTTTTATATTTTACCAGTGAATAATACTTTTAAGCGTTGGACAATTCCAAGCGTTGGTTTTCTGCGAGATGTTACCTTTCTTGGCTCAACCTTAATTACTTTCTTTGGCTCAACCTTAACTTTTGTTTTAGTGAATAAAGTTGGTTGAGATGGGGTATTTTTCTGCCTATAATACTCCGATTGCATTTTTTTATATTTCAAAAATCTATCATCGTGGATTCTTTCCATACCTCTCCAATAACCATCTTTTTTCCAAATGATACCAGCTCGTTGCATAAACACAAAACATTGTTTACCCATCTTATGCGCATAAGCTGCGTCATTCATATTGTTATAATTCCTTGAATTCAAATCTTTGCACAGTGCATTGATTCTTTCTTTTGACATTCTTTTACGTTGCATAATTTTTTCTTAAATAGTTAAATAATTCTTTCGGGCTATCAAACGAGATAACCCCCCTTAAAAAGGGAGGTCATCAGCGTTATTCATTTTACCATCAGCAATCGCATCCTTGTAAGGATTTTCGCCTGTGGTCAAATAGATTTCAAATGCCTGAGCAGTGGCGCATATCAAACCAATCTGTTGGTTGATAGGTTCGCCTTCGCCTTTATGCAAGTCAACAGCTGCCTTCAATGCTACCGCACGTGCGATGTCAGCAGACTTATCTTCATTTGATTTTCCAAATGATTTTCCACCTCCACCATTCCAAGCGGGTTTCTCATCTTTCGCCCATTTGATGTTCCAATACTTTCCATTCTGAGTGTACTCATAGTTTTTCTCATCTCCTACTTTCCAAGTGGGGACTTGCGTCTTGGCGAAGCAACCGCCTACATCGCCATTTTCCATTTCAACCTCGAATTTGAAGAGGTCGTTCCAGGTGCCATTATTCTGAATGGACTTGATTTTTGATGTTTTCATTTTATTTTGATTTTTAATGATTTCTTGATACTTTTTTTCTAAATCGGTTTCAAAGTCAATGTGCATCATCACACCTCTATAAGCAACTGTAATGAGTCTACCTTGACTGAATTCGTATTCTTGCCTTTTGCGTTCACGATATGAAAGCGGTTTGCCAGTTTTGAATTCATCCCAATATTCCCAAGTC